CAAATATTGATTCAGAAATTTTATTTGAGACAACTTCAGAAATAGATTTTACAGCAAGTGGTTCTGGCGAGACTGGTCAAGATCCTTATGTGAGTGCACCAACACTCGATGCTAATGGTGAAGCTTCTTCTTATACTTTAACAAGATATGTTAGAGCTGTATCTGGTAAAACCAAAACAAAATCCTTTACAATCACTAGTCCCACTAAATTTTTAGAACTAGATTTAGGTGAGGATAACATAGTTGAGATTTTAAATTGTACAGATGCTTCAGGACAAAGGTGGTATGAAGTAGACTATTTAGCACAAGAAAAAGTTTTAAAAGAAACGCACTATACTGATGATTCTACTAGAGAAACTGCATACGATCAAGGAGATGCGACCACAGACACTTCACTTGTTCCAATTCCTTATGTCGCTGAGTATATCAGAACAAATAAAAAGTTTATTTCTAAATTTAATGAAGATACCCAAACATATAAAGTTCAATTTGGTAATGGTCTATTTAGATTTGCCAACACAGGTTCAAATGTTGATCCGGTTGAACAGGCTGGTGTTACTATAAATGGAACAAGTGTAGCTAATCTTGGTGCTATTAATCCCACTATAGCTAATAATCTTAATTTAGGTGAAACACCTTCAAATACTATTTTAACTTTTCAATATAGAGCTGGTGGTGGAGCTGAGTCAAATGTTCAAGCTGGAGAACTTACTACTGTAAATAACGCGCCATCTGGCGTTTCAATAACTGTAACTAATGATGAACCTGGTGTAGGTGGAACTGATGGGCAAACTGTTGATGAGATAAGAAATAACGCTTCTGCTTTTTTCGCGACACAACTTCGTTGTGTAACTAAAGAAGATTATACTGCCAGAATACTTAGTTTACCACCTAAGTTTGGTAGTATTGCAAAAGCCTATGTACAAAGATTGACAGAAGGTTTGGTTGTTTCCACCCTTTCTTATAATCAAGCAAAACAACTTGTACAATCACCACAATTAATTTTACAGAATGTAGCAATTTATTTAAATCAATTTAGAATGATAAACGATCAAGTAGATTTTGGATTTAGTTTAAATGATACTATATTTTCTGGTTATTTTATAAATTTTGGAGTTCGTTTTGTCGTAAATTATGATAGAAGATTTAATCCTACCGAAGTAAAATTAAATGTAATTGATACCATAAAAGATTTTTTTAAGATTGAAAAAATGCAGTTTAGACAAGGTATTAATATGAACGATTTACAATATAACATATTAGGTTTGGATGGTGTAATAGGTATTAAAGAATTAAAATTATTTCAAGATGGAAAGGCTAATGACTATGCTGAAGGTAGAAAATTTTATTATTACAAAGCTGATGGTGAAGTTATAGGAGAGGATAGTAACTACGGTTTTCAATATAATTTTGAAAATGCCTTACAAGATGGTATATATAGACCATCAAGTCAACCTGCTGTATTTGAGTTAAGAAATCCAAACCAAGACATTTATGGGAAAGTAATATAATGCATAGATATTTTTTTATAACGAAAGACGCCTTCATTAGTAGTGGTTCGAATACAATTACAGGTGAAGATTTTAAAAATAAAAACACAGGACAAGATGAGATTTTAGAATTAAAAAAAGTTTTTTTTGATAGAGGTTTTCACTATCCAACTCGTGTATTATTACAATTTGATACTGATGAAATTAAAAATTATATAACCGCATCAAATGTACCTAGTGATTATAAACTACATCTTAGACTTTATGAAACTGAAGGCACAAGCGGATTATCAGAAGAATATACAATTGCTGCTTATCCAATAAGTGAATCTTGGACAGAGGGTGTTGGTAAAGAATCAGACGATCCTAAAACAACAGATGGTTGTAGTTGGAAACATAGGTCTTTTCCACAAGGTGGTGCTGAAGTGGATTGGGTTGATGCTGGTGGGACTTATATTGCAGGTGATGAAGTAACACAATCATTTTCGTCAGAATCACCTGACATTAATATGGACATAACTTCTGTTGCTAAAAAATGGTTTAATGGAGATAATGAAAATTATGGTTTGTTAGTAAGACTATCTGGTAGTAGAGAAACATCAACTGGAAGTTTTGAAGATTTAAAATTTTTCTCAAGACAAACTAATACGATATACTCACCTAAAATAGAATTAAAATGGGATGACAATATACCCGCTACTGGTTCAAATACAGGCAGTTTAACTGCTTTAGATGTAACTGGTAATGTTGAAAATTATCTTTATCCTATGCATCTTAGAGGTTCGTACAAGGAGAATGAAACTGTTAAATTTAGATTCGGTGCTCGTAAAAGATATATTCAAAAAACATTTTCTACATCGACACAAACAATAAGTAGTAGTTATATACCATTTTCTTCAGGTTCTTACTCTATCATTGATATGGCAACGAATGAGTCAGTCGTTCCCTTTAGTTCATATACAACTATGAGTTGTGATACTGTGTCAAATTATTTTACACAAGATTTGAATGCGTTTGAACCTAATCGAGCTTATAAAATTTTAATCAAGGTAAACCATAACGATGGTCAGGAGATTATATACGACAACGATTTTGAATTTATACTTAGGACATAACAATGCCTTATCATAGACCTTCAGGCACACAATCTGGTTTAAATATACAATCACCTCTTAGTTCACCTGGTCAAACTGGTTTATCTTTTAGTCCATCAACAACGAGTTTGTCTTTTCAAGCTCCTACTTCTCCTGCAGCTGGATTAACTTTTGCTGGATTTGCACCACCACGGTCACAAACACAAACAACTATAAGTCCTCCAACTGCACCTTTAGCACCTTTAGCACCAACACAAACATTTACTCAGACTCAAGCAGCTAGACAAACCACTACAACTACACAGACTCAACAGACTGCTCCGACACAGACTACAACTCCAACACAGACGATGACGCAGACTCCGACACAAACTACTCCACCTGCACAACAGACTACGACTCCGACACAAACTACTCCACCTGCACAACAGACTACGACTCCGACACAAACTACAACCGAAACGCCTAATATTTTAACTGCACAAATTATGTTGGCACAAACTTTTAATTATAATAGGTGGACTTATGTTACTGGTACTGCTAATGATGAAAGTTTATTTTCATTTTTACAAGAGGGTATGCCAATTACTATATCTGCGGGACAACCAACTGGCACGACAACACCTGTTGTACAGTATAGTGGTAATGATACCCAACTAGATTATCCTTTTAGTTTACCTTTTACTTTTGATGGATACCACGGTGCTGAACCAGAAAACAATAATTTTAGAAATCAAGTTGATTTATTAGAAGGTAACGGTCAAATAACAATAGATGATGGAACTTTTCCAAGTGGCACAGGAACTTTAGAAGACATACAACCTAGATCTAATATGGTTAATCCTTTTGCTAATGGTGGAGCAAAGGTTAACATAACAGTTGATTTTACTGGTTATGATACCACACCACCAGCAGATGAAACCCAAATACAAGATAGTGAGGGAGATGATATTCTTCAAGAAGATGTCTTTGGTTGTACTGATGAAAATGCGATAAACTATAATGAAGATGCAGACGAAGATGATGGAAGTTGTCAATATTTGGGATGTACTGATCCTAATGCTGAAAACTTTGATAATATGGCGACAGAAGACGATGGAAGTTGTATTTATGCCGATGAGCCTGTTTTTGGTTGTACTGATCCTTTAGCAAACAACTATAATGAAAATGCTACCGAGAATGATCCTAATAATCCTTGTACATATGATCCACCACAACAACAATTTACCGGCGGAACTGCTGGTTGTAAAGATGAAAATGCTACTAACTACGATCCTGATGCTCCTTTTACTAACAATGAACTTTGTGAATATGAGGGGTGTAATGATCCGACTGCAACAAATTATTTTTTCAATTTATATCCTGACTTATCCCAAGAAGATTTAGGAGAAAGATTTACACCAATTAATGCTTCGTGCCAATACGAAGAGGAAGTCAGCACAGAGGAACAACCATCAAATCCAATAGTTGCGAATTATACAACAGATGAGTTTAATACAGATGAAGATGGAAATTATATTGCTTGGGTATTTTTGACTAATCCAACTCAACAATATTTTGGTTCTTTTCACGAACACCAAGACGGCACATTCATGATTGACACCGAAGACGAGATGACAGACGATGATGTTATAATACAACTTGTCCTAAGTAATCCTGTCACTAATACTGGTCTTGAAGCCACAGAAACAAGCTTATTGTTTTTCAAAGAAAGTGGCGAACAATATTTAGGTATTTATCATGAGCATGAGGATGGAACTTTACATATAGGTTCTGCTGTTGAGGGAGAGTATCATTTAGAAGATATAATAGACGAAGAAATAATAGAGTCAAGATTTGATTTTAGAACATTACAAGATGTACGAGAAGTTGTAAGTGACATATTCTATCAACTTTGGTTTGAGAGTAACACACTAACACCGAGTGAAGTAAGGTCAATGCAAACCACCATACGAGATGGTATAAAACAAACTGGTCGTGGTGAGGATGAGCCATTAGTATTTTTTAAGAAAGATAGAAATACTTTAGAAAACAGAGATGACTTAGTTGGAGAAGATTTCAATAATATATGTCAATACATATACGACAATGGATACGATCCTTTTAGTGATTTGGTCAAACAAAAATTTACCTTATATGTTCCTAATGAGCCAAACTCTGATGGAGATTTAGATTATTTTATAAATTTTGTAAAAGAGAGTGGTGAGATATTTAGTGTAAAGATAGCGACAAAAGATTCGGATGGTAATTTTACAGATGTTTTAAATTTGAGTCAATTAACAACACCCATAATTGGTGCGAAAAAAATTAATCCAAACCTTGCTAGAGAGATTTTAGATACAAACATATTTGAGTTACTACCATCACAGTCAACTCGTCAAACACAGATAGATAATTTTTTTCAAGAGTTTAATGAATTATTAGGAGGCCTTCCTAATTTTCAAGACCTTGACGGTGATGGTTTGGCTAGAGAATTAACAACAGAAGATGATGGTTTAGATTTTAACAATCGTATAAGTAGTGGAGACTTCCCTAATGCCTTCATAACAAGATTAAATCAACAAGCAAATAACATTAATGTAGGTAAGACTCTTGAAACTATGAGAGACAGATTGAATGAATATCTTGTAGACATCACTCCTTTACCTGGTGGTTTAAGTAACACGGTACAGAATACAGGTGTTGAAAATATTGGAGGAACAGATTCAGGTGCTGATACACAGGCAGACGAATTAGATATTGGTATTGCTGATAATAGACCACTTTATGAAAACAAATCTAGTGGTTTTTTAAAGATTAGAAAACCAAATCAAGCAATTATATTAAGAGCACCAGGCGATGCTGAGTTGGAATTTCAAAAAAATGACTCTTATTTAGTTGATGGTTTTACCATAACAATGTGGGTACGATTTGTAAGCAAAACATCAGAGGGAACTTTATTTAATTTTCGTAATCCTTTAGAAGTAGATGGTGAGGGAATAAGATTAGAAACAAGAACTAATTTAGATAGTAATGGTAATTTTAAAAGATGGATTAGATTAGCAGTCAGAGAGGGTGATGGGACTTTACGAGACAATCATTGGGGTGTAGAAAATAGAGCTAGAAGAACTGTTAATCAAAGTAGTCCTATTGATTTTTATGCTGTTACCGATATACATCAACTTTATCCTCAAGTATCAACTGATAATTTAGATGAATGGTACTTTATCTGTGCTACATATGATCCTCTTATTTTAGAGGATGATGAAGACAGTCAAATTTTTCTTAACGATAAACAATTTTGGTTAAATCATAGAAATCCATCAACGGGTGATTTAGAAGCCAAAACTTCATTTGGGGCTAAATGTAAAGTTGAATTGATAAGTCGCTCGGATTTATTTAGAGCTCGTGGGTTTAGATTACCTGGTGAAAACTTAGGAAGTAGAAGGGCTACTGAATCAGATTTTTCAACACAAACCTCAACCTCAACCAACTTTCCAGCAGAAATAGCAACTGGTAGAGTCAGATTAGATGGTGACGATGCTTCAGTATGGAAATATGTGGCAGGCTCTATAAATGATAATGAATACTTAACAAGAATACAACCTAATATGACCTTGATTTTATTTATACCTCAGTCTGGAAATCAAGTTGAAATACAAATAAACTCTATAGACCTTACCACTGGTCAAATTACTTTAGATACAGCGGTAGCAGGTGCGGAGCAAGGACAGGAATTAGATTTTCAAATTAATTTGTCCTTAATATCAGATGGCTAATTTTACTAAACCAGAAAACTTGATTAATCAAGCTCAACAATCATTAGGTCCTTTTAATGAGGGTAATGAACAACATGGAATAACCCTTAGAGTTTTTCAACCTGATAGAGGTTTGGATGTTGAGTATTTTAATAGAAATAGTAGTGAAGCAGCTAATAATTCTTCTCGTGTTGTAACATCAGAAGAGAGTCAAGCAGAACCACCAAGTGATGGTAATCGTGATAAAAGATTAACTTTAGGTACTCAGACTTTTAACGATAGAGGTATGTGGGAAAATATTAATTATAACGAGTCCTCACTTCAACCATATATATCAGATGAAAACCCAAAATCATTGACTCCTTCAACATTACCAACGACAATTATCGATACAGATGATGGTACAATTTTTGATATAAAATCTCAGAAACCAGCATTTACATCAACTCAATTAGATTATTCAGTTGATGCAATACCTTTCGTTTTAAATCCAGATAACAATAACGAAATAGTGAGAGTTGATAGATATTACGACAAAGAAATAGATCCGATAAATTACAATTTAGCTACAGATGGTAAGATAAATTATTATTTATTTTTATTAGAATCGGGTAGACTACTAGATGAAGAAGTTATGAAAAATATAGATTTGTATCAGATACGAAATCCAAAACTACCAACAAATAATGGCTTTCCATCAAATTTTGCCAAACAGAAAGATAGTGATGATAAGGACATACCTGATAGGGGGTTTTATATATTTAACCTTAATTGGGGAGATGGTAGTGAATCTGAATTTACAGATAAACCAAAATTGTTAGAAGCTACAACTTTATTAGAACACCTTTATAAAAAACCTGGTTTTTATTCTATCACTGGTGTGATATATCAATATGTAGCTCCAAATCGTGGTATAAAACAATATGAAAGGTTTCAAACAAATATATTATTAAATCCATCAGAGGACTATGAAATAAATTTATTTAATTATAATAATTTCGCAACAATAGGTGGTATAAGTCCTAACTCATCTTTAGTTAAATCTGCTTACAATTTGGTGGGTATAGATCCAAAAAATCCTACAAATATAAATAAATCAAACTTAAATAAAATACAAAATTTAAATTTATTAGACAAACTACAATTGTTTAATTTTTTGACTAAAGTAAGAGATAACAATCTTGGACAATTTGATGAAATTATTATTCCTTATTCACAAGAGATAGACGACATTTTATTAGCAATTTTCCCTTCAGATGTTTATGGTTGTAATACAATAGGTGCTGACAATTATGGTTTACTTTCTGATGGCACACCATTTCTTGATGAGAACGAGGACATTATTAACATTTTACCGAGTGAATCATTAGTCAATGCCGGTTGTGTATTTACTTTCAGTATAAATCTTGAAATATATGGTGAAAGTTTTGCTGGTAATGTTATCGCTAGACGAGGAGATATTAATGTAATACAAGGGGGGGATATAGACGATAGTTTAGAGAACACAACTTCATTTCATTATGATTTAACAACCAACATAGGTGAAGATTATCCACAAATAAGCCACACAGAATTCACACAAACTTTAGCCACACAAACTATTGATACTAGTAAATTTGTTTTATTAGAGGCAGATGATCCTGATAATGGTGATTTTGCTTATTGGCATATGCCAGAGGATGGCAGTATTAGATGGGCTAAAGTGATGCAAATCGCAGGAGAGCGAGCCATTTTAGGTTCTAATGGTTTTGGAACACTAGAATCAGATTTGACTTCACCTTTAATTTTGATACAATTAATAGAATCACCTAGTGGGACTAATTATGAAGATAAAACAATAACTGCTGTTTGGGGACAAGAGTTGGATGTACCTGATTATGACCATCATGTAGAGATTACTTTTGTAAGTAATCCACCAAATGGTGGCACAATACAAGGACCAGACCAGATACTACCGTTAACTCAATATACTGAAATGCCAAGTGGTGTCAGTACAAGAGGTGAAAGAACTGCTCAATTCAATGCAGTTGGTTCTGTAGGTGCTTTACAAAGTTGGTCTTGGACAGGCACAACATATCCAACACAACAAAATCCAAATGGCACCGAGATAACTAACATTGATCGTATTGCTGGTGAAGAATCAAGCCAGTTTGTGACTGGTACTCTTTGGAAATATGAATCTGATGGTCAGTTTATTTTAAGTGTGTTAAATCCAAGTCGTGAAATAGGTCAAGAAATAATAGGAAGTGTAATGGTTTTAGATGGCGGTGCTAGTTTTGAAATAGAAGATTTCTCGGATGGTCAATTGACACTAACTGGCGACACTTCAGGTATAGAAGTTGGTTTCACACCTTTCTCGATTGATAGTGATGTTCTTAACTTAAGATTCTTTGAGACTGGTGCTTACACGATTACCGCTAATTGGTTGATGCCTCCACCACCACCTTGGGCTGGTGGACTGTTTTATTTTTCAGCATATAATGAACAAGGTGTACCTCTTACAATAACTGTTAATAAGATAAATCCACAAAATCCTAATGTGGTTATTGAAACTAAAACCGTCTTTTATGATGGAACTGCTTCAACAAATGAACAAAACGAGGGATTTAGTTCAGATGGTCAACCTTGGCAAGATGAATTTTCTGTATTGGAAGTAGGTGAGGTATACCAAATAGATATTTCTTATAATGAATTAGAATATGAATTTTTGAATAATGTGGTTTGGACAGGTTATAATGGTAACAATTCTGGTTGGTTGTCTTGGACAGATATGGGTGGTGATGTCAATAGTCAATCTCCGATTTTAACAATACCTGATTTATTAACAGATGTCGGTCAATTTGAAAGAGTAGCAACCATTACACCAGGATTATTTGTCGAAAGAAACTTAACACCAGATTTTGTTAATGGTATTATAACAAAAGGTGAGGACTCGTCAGAGTGGCAATATGTAACAGATTCAGCTAATGATGAAAGCTTACTTGCTAATATTATTCCAAATACAGGAATATTGTTAAGTTTAACAAATGAATCTAATGATAATTTACTGAATCAATATGATGATGAAAGTTTAACAGAACTATTAGACTTGATAAACGATGAGGCTTCTGGTGGTGTATATAATGCTGGAGAAGGACCATTAGGTTCTACAATTACAAATTCTCCTAGTGAAGAAGATAATTTGATAAGGCTAAATTTGACAGATGAACAAGAGAGTATTTTTAATCAACTTCCTTCTGGCGTTCAATTTTATTTCAATGTAGATTTGGCATTTGTTGAAGAAGAAACTGAACAACCAGAACAAATTATTGTTGGTGAGGCTCGTAAATTTAATTCTCAAGCAGTCAATGTTTTAGCACTTACTAATGTAATAGAAAATCAATACCTACAACCTGCTATAGAAGTCGGTATGGTTATTGAACTTTATTATGGTGGTTCAACAGGACAATTTATAATTAGTGATTTTAATTTTAATGATCCTAATCAATATTATGATTCAATTTCAATACAAAAAATGCCAGAACCATATGCTCCTCCTTTAAGTGAGGCAAATCCTTGGGCAAGTGCTACATTTGATTCAGGTGGACAGTTGTCAAATGAAACATTTAATTTTTCTATAAATGTCTCTGATGGTATTTATGATCCTACTCAGACAACTACAGAAATAGAGCCAGAGCCAAATTTACTTATCGGTACTGTTGAAAAACGACCACAGGCTAATGATAGATTACGAGTCATATCTTTAAGTGGAACTATTCAAGAAAATTTACCAATAGATACAATAGTGGCTGGTATGAATATAACTCTCTCGACAACAGAGTTTAGTGAAACACTCGTTGTTAGTGATACACAACCAAACGATTTTCAATTTAATGTGATAGGACAACTCGGAACACTTGAGGGTTCAAACTTTATTAATATACCAGCTGGCACCGTTCTTGATTATGAAATTGATCTTAATGAAGAGGTTGGAAGTGTACCTGTTCTTGGTTGTACAGACCCACCAGCAGATAATTACAACTTTTTAGCTAACATTGATGATGGTAGTTGTGTTTACACTTCAACACTAAATACTGGTGATGTAGTAGCTACTATTGAGAGAGGTGGTGAATTTGGATTACCCAACAATACTGAAAACCAAGTTCAATTTGAAAACGGACAAAGTGAAACTTATTTAAGTTCTGGTACTGATATAAATATGATAGCCACAGTTCAAGAAGAGGACCCAAATCACGAGTATGATTTTGTAAATTGGGAGTTTGCAGTTCCAATAATGGCTGAGTATGCTCAAATAATAAATCCAAATGACAGAACTGCAACATTAAAATATATCAATCCAACTGGTGAAACACAAGAGGTTACGGTGATAGGTATTTATTCAAGAACTGATAGGATTATTAGAGGTTGTACAACACCTGGTGATGCTAATTACGATCCTAATGCTACTATTCATAATGAAGATGCGTGTGCTGGGGACACCGGTGATATTATGGGTTGTACTAATGATAGAGCTACAAATTTTAATCCTCTAGCAAATGCCGATGATGGAAGTTGTATTATCGAGGGTT